AAAGTTACTAAAGGTATTGCTAGTGGAATGATTGAACAACTAAAACAAAAAGTTGACGAGAATGTTCCACCAGTTGCTAAGACAGATACTGCTAAAGATGTAGCACCGTTCTAAGTGGACGGTAACAACATCAAGAGCGATATATATTTTGCTATTGTGCCTGAATGGGTAATTGACGCACCTATTTCGGCACAAGCAGTCAGACTATATTCTGTTCTTAACAGATATGCCAACAAGGATGACGCTACGTGCTTTCCAGCAATAAAGACTATTGCTAAACGTATGCACACATCCGATTCAACAGTTAAACGTGCTTTAAACGAATTAAAAGATATTAAAGCAATTTTAGTAGAGGCACGTTACAACAAAGCAACAGGAGAGCAAACCAGTAACTTATATACAGTTATGCATACACCAGCGTTCATATATGAACCACCCCAAGTCAAAGATGACCTAGTGGGCAGTTCGCATAAGAGCTACAAATCAAAGCCAATTAAACAAAGCAAGTTTGCAGAGCAATATAAAGCCCTAACAGAAGCAATATATATGCCTGCAACAAAAGTTGAGATTGGTGGATTTAACAAGTGTGCGAAGCAGTTACAAGAAGCTGGGGCTACGTATGACGACATTATCGACCGAGTGCTTGTCTATCGTAAGGAATGGACTACAATGTCTGTTACACCTTATGCAATAGTAAAGCATTGGTCAATGTTAGGAGAATTATTACAGGAAAAACAAACTGAGCAACTACCTATGTGCGAGGGATTAAACCATTTACAAGTCCGTGACTTTGAAGATGGCTTCCAATATTGTGCTAGATGTAAAGTTGAATATCCTGCTAAGAATGCTTACATACCAAGTAGCTGACAAAGATTGGGGTATATGTGAAATAGAGCTAGAGGAGAACTCTAGACAGGTGCCTTTCGATGTATTATCATCATAAGCAATGCCTTAGTGAACATCACTAATCCCCAAACTCATAACCAAAATTTTTTAAAACTTCTACACATACATTTTCAATATCATCTAACTCAAAACTTACAATACCTTTAGTTGTGCCATCAGGCATACTTACTTGAATAAACGGTTTACCCATACCACCAAATGCCCTATGTGATATATCAGATTGTTGTTTAGATTTATAAAAAACGGTAGATAGTGGATTAACTTGTTTACCAGCTTTGACCTCAACTCTTAGACCAGTCGCCCAATTTTCTTCGTGAGCATCTGCACCATGAAATCTATTGTTAGGTATATTTAATTTTTTACGTGCTAGATTTTGTTTTCTTCTACCTTTAGACCTATTCCTACGATTGATACAAGTTCTACAATCACACTTTGTTTTAAGCTTATCCGTGTTAGGACATTTCCCAGCCATCTTTTTTTGTGAATTAGGTTGCCCCATACCTTGCATACCTGCGTGTTTACGTGCTTTATATTCAGAAAAAGATTCATCTGGTTGCCATTCAACTTTAGCCATCAACTAATTTCTTTTCCTGCACTTTAAGTCTTTTAAGGTATTCAGATTCCATATCGTCACAATCTTCCATACGTGTTCTGTAATAACAAACAACGGAAATACGTTCAGCATCTTCACTATTGCTAATGAGTTCAGTATTACCATGCCACTGATGAGCGTCAAAGATTAACAAATCTCCATGCCCCATTTTGAATGCAACTCTATATTCAGGCAACACAAGGTAGCCACCTTGCATATCGCCTTTTTTAATACAAGCTAGGGTAGATATACCATCATCCAAATCGCCTTTATCTGTGTGTACACCAGTAGGATATGAGTTGTTTACAGTAACAGTTGTAAACGGTGTATTAGGAATAACCCAATCATCATGTGTTCTGTTTACAAATTCCATTTGAGCGTTGTATCTGTCTGGAGCTTTATCTTTCATCTCATCTCCAATGAATTGAAATAAAGGAAATAGCTTTTTATATTTTTCAGTTTCTTTACCACTATAAGCAGTCAATCTACAATATTGTTTCGCACCGACTGCATCAAAGCTACCAATAATTGCACTAGCAATACTCTTAGCAGTAGCAGAACGTTTACCCTCGCCTTTACTTATACGTGGAGTTCCAGATGCAAGACCTCTATTATTGGTTTGATATTTTTTCAAACCATGCAAGGTTTCATAGGATTCATCCATTATCTCATCAGGTATAACTGCTTTTTGAAATATAGCGACAACACGCCCATCAGTACCACGTATAGTGGTGTCTTTATGTATTAGCAAATTGTAATCATCATCAGTAAGAATTTTACCAATCTTCTGTTTCAATTCCTCTGGACTTATTTTGCTACGTAATCTTATATCTATCATTAGTAATTATCCTTGTCCACCAGTATCTCTCCAGCCACTTTCATCAAGTATTTTATCAATAGCTATATCAATAAACTGACCACGCAGTTCTGCAAAAATTGCATCAATAACTTCAATGTATTCTTCCTGTGTGTACTTAGAGATGTCAACTTGTTTTATTAGTTCAATAAGTTTTTCAACCATTTTTTATCCACCTATTTCTTTTTAATGAATACTTATAATTATCAGTATAATGCTTATATTTCTTTCTCCATAACATAAAATTTTTAGGAGAAAAATTAACAATTCTTAAATCAGGGTAGTTATCAGGTCTGGGCTTATCAGCAATAAGATTAGGGTAAAGCACTTTTAAGATATTAATTTCATGTTTCCTCATTTCTTTTCTTGCAGTTTTACTCCCAATACCTCCAGCTTGAAAATATTTAGCTTTAGGATGCATATAATCATTTATCAACACAACACCATAATGAACTAGATGTCTTGCAGTATTGTGAAAATCATCAAGTGTTAATGCAAACATATTGTCAAACTTAAAATCTTTATCCTTATGCCATAGCGTAAGTTTGCCATGACAAAATCCATACTGTTTATATTTTTTATTAGCAAAAAAATAATTATCAGTAGTAAGAAATCCAATAAGATGTGCATTAATTTTTTCTGCTTGTGTAATTAAATCTTTAGTCCTTATTTCAAATTGTTTAGAATCAATTTTTCCCCAGTCATCTTTATTTTTATTTGGATATGTAAGATATTTAGAAAGTTTATTGTTCAAGCCATAAATATAATCTATATTGTCATCTGCAAAAACAACCCACTCATCATGTTCAACAATATTTTCTATTGCATATTTAGTCTGTCCATTCTTACCTTGATTAGTTTGTGTATTAACAACATTAAAATTGTGTAACTTTTTATATGCTATATATTGTTCCTCATCATGTACTAATAAAGTAACATCATAATTTTTAAAAACTTCAAGATAGGGTGTAGTAATAGTTTTACTACGATTGTGTGTAGGTATTATTAATTTCACTTACCAAATAATTTGTCAAAGATAGACGGTCTATCTCCAATACCATTTTCAATATCTTTAGCTGTGTTAAGTACAGCTTCATACAAAGCATCAGTACCAGTTTTTTCTGTGTACTTTTGTATTGTTGCCATGTTAACTAAGTAAACAGAGTGGTCATCTTTCTGTAAAGCTAATATCACTTCATTCAACTTATCTTTAGGTTTGTAATCGCTTGGTTGTGAAATACGTTCCTGCACTTCTGCTATTTCTTCATCAGTCAAAGCAAACCCACCAGTAAATTCTTCAAACTCGGTAATAGCAACTTCATCAACAGCAGATACAATATCATCAACTTCGTCAGCAGAATAACCAGTACCTAAAAGTTTCCCTAATTCCATAAACTCTGTAAGCAAATCGACCATGATTTCTTTATCATAAGTTGCAAGTTCATTAGCTCTGTTGTCAACTAAAACAATTTTTTTCGCTGTCACTTCATCTACATCTACAAACATAGCTGTACATTCTTTTATACCTAGTTCTTTCATAGCTAACCATGTGTGATTACCAGTAAGTATTTCATTTGTATTTTTATTTACAGTTAAAGGTCTGTACTGTCCGTGTTTTTCAATACTTATTTTTATAGCTTCAATATCGCTTGTTCTAGGATTATCTGGAAACTCTTTTAAAGAATCAACTGCAACTTTTAAGACTTCATACTTCATATTTAATTACCTACCAATTTATTAGCATAACTTTCAACAGCAATCAACCCAGCTTTAGTTGGATTGACTTTGTGGTAGTCTGCAATAATTCCAATAGCTTTTTTATAAAGATAAAATTTTTCATCTGTAAGAAGTAACACGACATCTATTACTGCGTTCAGATTAGCTTCTGCTGGCTCTTTAGAGCTGTTTTGAGCAGGTGCATCTACTTCAGTAGGCAAGTCTTTAAGAACTTCATCGAGTGCTTCTTCTGTGTAACCTGTACCAATAAGTTCTCCTACATCTTGCATTTCTGAAATAGCTTTTTCAAGTTTTTCATAATCATAAGTAGCATCATCATTTAATTTATTATCAACTAACATAATTTGTTTAGCTTGTTCGTCAGATACATCTACGTACCAAACAATAGCTGTTGCCCATCCAAGTCTTTTAAGAGCTTTAAAGGTGTGGTTACCAGCGAGAATAACATTATCTTTACGATTGACTACAAGAGGTCTATATTGACCGTTCTCTAAGAGCGATTCATAGATAGTATTAACATCTCCAATACGTGGATTGTTTGGATATTCTACCAAATCGTATAATGAAACTTCTGCGTGTTCTTTCATGTGGTTATTTTAATCTAAAAGTAACTATTTGTATTACTAAAATAATAATAAGTAAAAATTGCTCAATACTCATATTTCCCCCAACATTGTTGCGAACTATTCCAATGGTGCCACCCATCATTATAAACTAGCCAAGAAGCCACACGTGTAGATACTT